TTAGCTGGTAAACCTAAAACATCTTTAATGTGATTTACTAAACCATCAATATCTACATAATCAAAAACTGGAGCTACATTTTGAAGAGATCCAAATATTTCTATTCCACGCATCACAGAAGATAACTCCTGGCTTTTTTGTGCTTTAGCTAATGGAGATACATATTCGATTTCAATATCTTGTTCGCCTAGCATTTCTGGTATTGGTGGTAGTTTATTATTTTTTAATAATAAATTGAAAGCTCTAGTGATTAATGGTTGTAAGAACTCAGATTGCAATCTACCTAATACTGGACCAAGTAATCTCATCTTCTCTTCAGTTCTTTGCAAGACTTCAGTTGCGGTCATATTTTGACCCTGTACTGTCATTAACTGATCAACAAAAAAGTTTTCTCTAATAGCTTTTCTTCTTTGTTCTTCCATTTGTATACCTAAAGGATTATTGGATCCAATATTTAGTGGTTCAATTCTTTCTCTGGTTCCAGATCTATAGAAATTTAATCCGCCTGGTACAGTTCTAATAGGTAAGATAAAGCCATCATCGGGAACCATTAAAGGTGGGTCGATTTGTTTTTGTGCAGCTTTGATTGTAGTCTTACACATTGTATTTAACATTTTCGTATCAGGCAACGCGTTCATGGCTGGAGATCTTCCATAAATTTCGTTTGATGAAGATTTTAAATAACGTGGTACAACGTACGGAAATTCTTTAAATCCACCTTCTCTTAAAATAGTTCCTGTCTCTTGATGAACATGACAAGAAATAAAATCCATATTATCTTTATTGTCATAACCCATTGGATTATCTGATGGATGTACTGAATGAATGATAATACTATCATCGTATGGTTTGTTTTGTATAGCCTGTTCTAATGATCTAGGTAATACTGCATCTGGATACATCGCAGGTATATTTTTATTTTTAAGATGAAACTTTCTAACCAGGCAATCAACCATGCCTTTCTCATTTTCTGTTATAAAGATTTCTGAAATATGAATAGTTTTAAATCTTAAATCATCCTTAACATCATCTGTAATAAACATAGCTGAAGTACCAAATGCTAATAATTCATGGTACATTTCAAACACTTCTTGTTGAAAGTTAGATCTAGCAAATACTTGCTGCATAATCTTTGCGCTGCTTTCTAACCATTCATTTGCCTCATCATCCTGGTTTACGGCTTCATTTCTAAATTTAAGAACGAACCAAGGCGAAATTGTATTGGTTAGCATCCCATTTAGACTCGCTGAGAGCAATTCGAGCGCGTGCGTGGCAGTTCCATCATATAATTGATCATGCCTCTTATCGCCTTTCGTACGCCTTACTGTGATGTTTGATTTTCTAGGTAGGAAATAATCAGCTATATCTTGCCAATGATCTTCCCAGGTAGATCTTTGAGCTTTTAAAGTTTCGTATTTCTCAATAATTTGTTTTGCTTTTTTGTTGATAGCCATATTAAGCTGCTCCTAACTTTTTCTTTTTAATTACTAAATTATTATCTCCTAAACCTGCTGCTGAAGTGAGGATGTTTTCCGTTCTACCTTTTTTATTATTTTTAACAGTTGTTTCATTATTCATTAATGTAGTGTCTGTTTTATCCGTAGATTGAGTAGATTGAGTAGATTGAGTAGATTGAGCTTGATCTATTTCCATTGTAGTTGGAGAAGAAGTTACTGATACAGGTTTTTCTTTTATTATTTTTGTATTACCACCTCTATTATCTCTCATATTTTTTTCATGGTCTGCTAAATTTTTTTGATTTTTTTTTCTTTTTTTTTCTTGTTCAGAAATAAAAAAACCTTCGTCAGCTCCTGTGTTTCCACCTCCGCTGTTTCCGCCTCCGCTTGCTCCACCCATATTAGTCTCCTAGTAAATATTTCTTTTTAATAATGCTGTCGTCATCTTCTAATCCGCTAGCATCAGTTAAAATTGTTGATTGTCTGCCTTTTCTTTTTCGCAAAACTTTTTCTCTTTTTTCAGCAACTTTTTTTTCTCTTTCCTTATCCTCAAATTTTGGGGGTTCTGGCAAAGGCGCAGGTTCTGGTATTGCTGGTAGCGCTGGCGCTTTTGGTACAAATGGTTTCATTATTTTTTTTACTACTCCACCCATAATTAATCTCCGTGTATTGTGTATTCATTTACTGCAGTTTGTTGAGCTGCAATTTTTTTTCTTGGTAAATCAGTTATAGACATAGCCATATATCTTGCAGCATCGCACGCATGACTTGACCAATCTCTAACTGGTTTAGTTCCAAACATTTTCATTTTTTCGTTATATTTTCGATGGTACTGTCTAAGCGCATCTACCAGCGGTTTAGCTTGATCTGCATCAAACCAACACTTAGGTAAAAGCATTTTTAAACTGTGTATACCTTCTTCTAAATTTAACTTAGGTAAAACTCTAAACCTAATTCCTAATTGGTAAGCGACTTCTTTCCTAGTCTTACCAGATGAGAATTCTGTAATTTCTAAATCCCATGGCGCATAGTGTTCGCCATAAACATAATCTTTATTCTTTACGACTTGAACATAATGCGGCAAGCCTTCTCGATTGTTTTCGTAATAATCAATAATCAATATTTGGTTTCCCAATAATTGAAAAAAAATTATTACAGTTTGGTCATCGACCCCAAGATCCCATGCAGTATGAACTTCGAGAGCTGGATCATAAGAAACTCTAGTAATCTGTTTATCTTCCTCGAGCTTTTTAATTATATCCCCATATATGGATCCCTCGATGTTTGCTATCCAATCGCACTCAAATTCTTGTTTATACTTTGTATCTCCCATCTGCGCTTTAGCAGCGTCTAACTCTTCTTGGTCGATAATATTTGTCTGGCTTGCTTTTGCTGTGTAAGCTAACCATTCTGGATCTCCCAAAGCATGTTGGTATAGATCATAGAAAATATTACTCATCCCCTGTGGAGTGGAAATAAAATACGCGAAACCCTTTCTGTCTGATAGAGCGGGTCTTAAAATTTCATTCCAAAGAACTGGGTTCATTTGGCTGCACTCGTCTATGCAAACTCCGTCAGCATAGATCCCTCTAATTTTATCTGGATCCTCACTAGACAGTAAAGTTATTCTAGCGCCATTTGGTAAATCACAACGCAGCTCAGTTTCATTAAACGTAGTACCTGGAATACATCCAGCGTATTGTTTTAAATAATCCCAACAAACCCTTTTGATTGAAACGAATGTTGGTCCAATCAAATAATATCTCGGGTTCTTTTTATCATTTGTTAGCGCCTTCTTTATAAGGTGCATAATGATAAGAATACTTTTTCCAAATCGTCTATGACAATTTAGAACTGCAAATCTATGCTTATCCAATTCATTGTGCAGCATCGCCTGGAGCGGTCTCGGTGTATATGGTATTTCTATGTGCATTAATGTAATGTGGGTAAGTCAGCCATATCCAATATTGAATTATATTCTATCCCCGAGTTTTTCATTAAATCCTTTACGAAACTGTTAGCGTGCCTGTCGTTATCAAAACCATTTAAGTGGATAACCAATCCGTTTGTATCTTCTGCCAAAAATACCATCGCAGTTATAAATTTATTTTTTTTATCGTTATCCATGTGTTTGTCTGTGGCTGTGTGTTGATCTTCCTATTTATATATACTTACAAAACGCGCCCAGGTTTCGGGGTATACCCCCAAATGTTCCTGCTTTGTTCCGCTTTTTATATGCAAAAAACATGGTCGATAGGTAGAATACCTGTCGACTATTAGCGTAAACATTAATCTTTTTAGCTATCGAACTGGTATCGAGAGTGTGCTGCGAGTTTAGAACTCCATATCGCGCGCCCGAGGATGACTGCGTTGGCTACGAAGAACCAACTTATCAACCAGTTCAGCAAACCAAACACTTAAAACAAATTCATATTATCAATCAGCTGCTGATAACTTCTTTGTATCTTGTTGATCCACTTGTTCAATAATTTCTTTAGCTTGTAATAAATCTTTTTTATCATCGCTCGGTCTCCCCCATGATATAGTCAATGTTGTATCTTGTTTTACTTCTTGTTTAGACTTCTCGCCAAATGTACTGCTCGCAAGTTTTGTTGCAAGCCATCGAATGTGGCTCCACTTCTCTCTCAAGAAATGTGTCTCTTGTGGTGTCTTTGGGATCTGCATATCTTCTGAGATCTGATCTAACAAAGTGAACACTCCAGTTTGCCTGGCGTTCATAATCTTTTTTTGTAACTCTTCATCCTCTCTACAATGCCTGTAGACAGTTGAAGTATCTGGCATCGATTTATCTTTACAGATCCTGGATAAAGGTTCTCCAAGTTCTAATCGTTTACAGATTTCTTCAGCTTGATCCATGATAATAATTCTGCTTCAGTTTTATTTTTAAAAGGTTTTAAATTCTTTAATGCTTTTAATTTGCCTTCGATTGACGTTGGTCCCTCAGAGAACCCTCCATGATATTTACATCTATATTTTTTCGAAGTCTTTTGATAATAACCTTTGCATCTACATTGTTTAGTGAAGTTACTAGATCTTGTGTAACTTTGGCATTGTATTTTGTGTAAAGGCTTACCTACCACAAGTTATCTTTCTCTTTATAAAAAATTGTCTATCTTGTCTACTGTTTGTTTATCCAAGCTAATTTCAAGATCCAAGATAGCAGCTCTGTATCGTTTCTTAATTGTAACTCGATGGCAGCCAAATCGCTTGCCAAGGATAACCCAGGAATATCGCATAGCTCTCGCCCAGATTAGCCTTCGATCTTCTAATTTTGGGATCTTACCAAGTAAATCAATAGCTATCTCCCAGCAGGTAATTTGTTTGGAATTAGCTCTTAATTTGAGCTTACCTTCCTTATTCCAATATCCATCATCTTTACGATCATAAGACATTTCCAAAATATCGTACATTTCAGTTGCTTTAGGTTTTTTAACTCCTGGCATCAATCTTTCAGTAGTTCCAGCAATCTCAAACAATGTAACTAATTTATCAGTAATTATGCGCATAAAGCCGCCTTTCTAGCGGCATTAAAC